ATAGTATAATCTATATTTATTGTTTTAACTACCCATTCAGCATTTTCATTTAAGATTTCTACACTTTCAACAGAACTTATATTTATATCATCCAATTGATAATTTAAATCTGTTTCCGTACTAGTATAAATTAATTCTAGCATCTTTTAATAAATTAACTTGTTCATATGGTTGACTAGCTAGACCATTTGGACTTCTTGCTATCTGAGTTGTTGGAATATAGCCCATTTCATCTAAATAAGTAACTTTATTACTAGATTTTAATAAATCATAAACTACTGCTCTTTTGCCATCCAATATTAATAGTTTTGAATTTATTACAGCGCCTTTAGATATTCTATCAGCAAGTCCAGATATTAATTCAGTATAACTACTAAAATCCGTTTTCATTTCAAAAAGTTTATTTCCACAATGAACTATGAAATACTCTCCATTAACTGTGTCTACATTCCATACACCATTAATATTTGCTTTTTCTCCTAAATAAGATAATACTTTATATCCATTTCTTTTTTCTATAGTACCATTATTATTTATAAAATTGTAACCTTTTGGACTTCTTCTTTTATCAATATCAGTTATTGAAGAAGAAAAATCTACACCTAAAAAACCAGATAAATTAACTTCATATCTAGGTGGAGATGCAGGAACATTAAAACTTGCCATATTAATATACCTCCACTATCATATCTTGGTTTTCTATATTGTAATTTAAATCTTGTAAACCAATTTCAAACTCGTTTCTATATGCTGTAGCTTGACTAACGTCATCATCCTTATATAATTGACTTGCTATATATAATGGAATTAAGACACATGCATCATCTGGAATACTTAATTTATAATCATCCTCTGTTTCAGCTGTAATATAATCTATTGTTGTTTTATCATAGATTTTTGTATCTTTGTTATACACATACATATTTTTTATATATGGTTTTATTCTTTGTAATGCCTCATTACATACTGATGGCATTGCGCTTAAATACCATTTGCAATCATCATCACCTTTTAATTTTGATAAATCGCTTACTTTAATTGGTTCATCTTTCGCAAACATTTTTTGTAATGCTATAATTTGTATTTCTCCCCATGTCATCATATTATTATTCTCCTTTCACTTTTGTTAGAATCGAACTAACCTGTTGCCTTTAAAGTGATATCTTAGAGCTAGTTTTATACTAGCCCTGCATTTTTTAATTGTTCATATACTGGAACAGAAACTTCTGTTTCAACACCTCTAATTATTTTTGCATATTTTTCATTTATTCCAACTATTACTTCTTTATCTTTTGGATTTAAAGAATCTATAGGAATTTTAACTTTTATCATTTTTTCTTTTTTAGGTTCCACAGCTTTAGGAGCCTCTTCAACATTATTTACATTTTCATTATTTTTAGTAGCCATCATAACTACCTCCTTTATTAAATATTAAAAAAGAGGGACTAAAAAGTCCCCCTAACTAGTTATTGGTTTACACCAGTTTCAACTCTTACCAAAGCTAAAGGTTGAGTAATAACAGCTGTAAAGCAGTTTTTCCAACCAGCACTTGCTCTTTGGTCTAATGGGTCAGCAGAACCAGCAGAACCATTTGGTTTTACTATGATTTCTGGTTTACCAGCACCACCCTCTAAGTCTATACAATCATATGAATCTCTTCCGTATGCATATGCAATATGTACATCTATTTGAGTTGCAGATGCATCTGAAGATTTAACAGTGTTTAAGTTAGTAGTTTCAAAGAATTTCATTCCATGCATTTTTCCTAACTCACCTTTTTGCATTTGTTCTGGTTTAGCATATTTAGATACATCAACCCATGCATTATCACTCATTAAATCATAAGCGATATCTGGGTCAACTTGCATATGATAATAACCATCAGCAAATCTTTTTGCGTTAGCATTTTTTAATTTTCTAACTAATTTTTTAACATCATCACCAGTTAAGTGTTTTACTGATGCTGATTCAAGCTCTGCTCTAGTAGTAGCACCACCAGCAAAGAATACATTTGTACCTTTTGATAATGCTTCTTGAATACGATTATCAACAACTACACTTGCTTCTTCACCTAATAATTCAGCTGTTTCTGTAATTACAGGGTCAATACCAGTTAATTGGATTAAGTCAGAGATTAATACGAAATCTCCTTCTTGAGCAACTGTTGCTGTAATAACAGAAATATTTAAATCATTTCCTTCTGGTGTTACACCTTCTGTTAATGATTCACTTGGAGCAGTTAATGAATTAAATTTTCTAAAATTAACTGTTCTTCCAGAATTTTTTGGTAATTTTTTCTTTCTAGCATCTTTATAGAAATTTAATTGTGGTAACAATCTTTCTAATAATGCTCTTTCATAAAATATTTTATCTTCTGCAGATAATTGATTATGTCCTGCGACATTTGTTATAACTTGTGTTTTTGTAGCCATTTTTTATTCCTCCTTTATTTTTTTGGCATTAAATATTAAATAGCTACTTATTTTCTAAGTAACTATTTTAGTTCGCCATCTTTAGCTTTTTGAAGATATTTTTCAAATTGCTCTTTTGGCATACTATTCCAGTTCAATTCTTGAGCTTCAGCTTCCTCGATTGCACCTGGTGTAGCAATATTATTAGCCACAATCTTCTTAGCAGTTTCTACAGATTTTCTCTCATATTTACCTATTAATTTTTGATAGCTTTCATATATTTTTGATAATGGAACACTACCAATTTTTCCTTCAGCAAATAGATTAAAATCTGCATCCTTTATAAGTTCTTGTAGCTTTTCAGATGAATACTTTTCAACAAAATCTTTAGTATCATCTTCATACCACTTATTTTGTTTAGCAATTTCATCTGCTTTTACCCTTTCTTCAGCTTCTTTTCTAGCTTTATCTTTTTGTAATTCCATGTAATCATGGATAGGGTCTTTTCCACTAGAATCTAATTGAAACATATCTAAATATTCTTGTACATCATAATCATCATTAATTATTTGGCCAGTATAAGGATTTTGTTTCCCTATATAGCTTTGTACTTTACCTTGTGCTAAGCCTTGTTCATAAGCTTCTTTTCTTACTTGCTCAATTTTCTTTTGAGCTTCTTCTTCAGCTTTTCTTCTAGCCATAGCATATTTAGCATTTTCTTCTTTAGATTGTTCCTCCTTAGTTTCAGTTTCTTGATTTTCTTCCACTTCTTCTATTTCTTCAGTAACTTCTTCAGATACTTCTTCAATAGAGTCAGTTTCTGTAGTACTTTCAACTACTTCTTCTTGCTCAGCGACTTCAAGATTTTTTGCGCTTTCATTTTCAACTACTTCTGTTTCTTCCATAAAGTGTCCTTTCTTTTTTAGATTTTTGCGCTATTCAATGCGAATTTATATAAAAAATAACCATACTTAATAGTATAGTTATATTTACATCATAGTTTGTTGTGTTGGAGCTATTGGTGCAGGTGTTTCAGCTTGTTGTATAATTTGCATTACATATTGTAATATTTGTGGATTAGACATAATTTTTTGACTAATCTCTGGTGGAAGCATTACTTTCTTCCTTATTTCTTTAAGTTTGGCTTTAAATGGCATTGCAGTATCTGGATATAAATCAATATAATCATCAAATGTTATATCTCCTCTTTGTAATGCACTTTCTAATAAGTTTATACTCAAACTTTCTGAATAAGCACTACCAGCACCCACATCAATTGTTGTTTCAAAATCAATATCTTGATATTGTGAACCATTAAATACATTAACTTCTGGTTTATTTTCTTTTTCAACTATGTACTCTGTATCAAAATTATAATAAGCTTTAAAGAATTGTTCCCATACTTTTGCAATCTTTTCATGAACTCTCCAGAATCCTTTTTGTATATCTTCTATTGGGACTTTTGCCTGTGTTTGTAGAGCTACTATTGCACTACCACTCATATTTTTACCTAATACTTCTCCATTTACAACTTCAGTTGCTCCAGTTACAGTTCTTGCCATCTCTAATAATTTATCTGAAACAAGCATTGGACTATTATTAAAAGTAGGCGAATTTAAATATTTTATACCATCAAATCCTGCACTATAATCAGTTAATATTTCTCCTGGTGTATTAGTTATTTGCTTTCCTTGTAATGCTAGTGGTCTTACAACCATTTTAGGAAATCCAATATTTTGACTAGCCATTTGCATCATTGCATAATTGAAGTTTATTGCTTTTTGTGTTGGTATTAATTGTTCAATTTCACCAATACCATATATACTATTTTCTCTTGGGTCGTGAACACCAACAATAATAGGATATAGTGTTATTTTAAATGGTTCTTTTGAAGGTTTATCCATATCTATTTGTTCATCATCTTCATTAGTTTCACCATTCTCATCTAGTTCTAACTCAACTTTATTAATGTCTGGTGTAAGAAGTGTTTCTGCTTGTATAATCATATCTTTAGTACTTTTGGTATAACATACCTCACCATTTTTTCTAAAATATCTTGTTAAAACTGTTGCATATTCTTCGCCTTCTTGTTCTTCATAATCATAGTTATTTTCACTATCATCATCAGCAGTTATCATATCTACTTCAATTTTAGAAGCACCATTTGCTTCTGCTATTTTCTTTAATGTTTTTATATTCTCTCTGCTTTGAATTATTATCCATTTTTGTTTTTGTTCATCTTTTTGTCTAGGATTTGCAAAAACTACACTTAACAAATCTATTATTTGACCATTTAAGCCACCATTAAATTTTGCCATACCACTTTTCTTCTCTTTGTCCCAAAAATAATGGAATATATATGTTCCTTTTTTCAATCCATCTAAGATAGCTTTATTATCTAAATCCTCTTGCTTTATTTCTTTTCTTATATGTGATGCAAAATTAGTAAAAGCTTCTGCACCTTCTGTAGCTAGTGTAGCTGTTTCTTCATTATAAACTAAAGGTTTATATACTGCAGATATCTTACTTGATAAAATATTAGATTTTTTTCCATTTACAATATAT